ATCATCCGTTACAACTTCACCTAAGCACTAACACTAATAGTGGGTAGGGCCTTAGCCCTTGGCCCTACCTACCTAGAGTAAGGAGTCCCAAATGGCAGCTAGTTATGTGACCATGGCCGAGTTACGCACAAATCTCGGTATTGGTACTCTGTATTCTGATCCAACTGTTGAGGAGTGCTGCCAAACGGCAGAAGACTTACTCAATAGTTATCTTTGGTTTGATTCCGTACCTGTAGTGGGGACAGCGTTAGTATCTAACGTAGCTACAGTAATGTTGGCCAGCCCTGGTATTTTTACTACGGGCCAATCAGTAACTCTAACTGGGGCTGGTACAACGTTCAACGGTGCATACACAATTACTGCAACACTTCCATTTAGTACAGGCACTTCTAATATATTGCCTGCTTTCAATATGCAGCTCAATTACTGGCAATACCCACAGGGCTATAGCTTTATACAATATGCAAAAACTGCCAGTGATCAGAATTTCAGACGAGTACTCCCCTATGGCAGTGCAGTAGGTACTGACACTAAAACAAACTCTTATGCAACTACAGGCGGTGTGCGCGAGGCTGCTATGTGTTTAGCTGTAGATATATGGCAGGCGCGCCAAGTAAGCCAAACAGGTGGCGTATCTGTAGATGGCTTTAGCCCTAGCCCGTATCGCATGGGTAATTCAATGATTAGCAAGGTACGCGGCCTTATAGCACCGTATCTCAACCCGTCAGCCATGGTGGGGTAATGACAGCGGCACTAACTACGCTACGCGGCACAATCGCAACAGCGCTTACTAACAACGCAGCATGGAGCACTTTTAGCTTTCCACCTGAGACGATTTTAGCTAACTCCGTTGTAGTCTCCCCTGCTGATCCATACCTAGAGCCAAGTAACAACCAAAATAATCTAGGCCCTAAGGCTAATTTTAATATTATTATGACTGTACCGATGTTTGATAATCAGGGCAACCTTGCAGGCATAGAAGACACAATAGTTGCAGTATTTAATCTATTAGTTGCCTCATCACTGACTTACAACATTATGAGTATCTCCGCGCCGTCAGTCTTAGACGTTGCTAGCGGATCACTGCTAACTGCATCTTTCCAACTATCCGTACTAACCACTTGGAGCTAAATATGTCATACCCAACCGAAGCCGATTTAGAGGTTCTAAAGAAATTAGGACTTGCAGCACCTGACGTTACACCCACTAAAAAGAAAGATGAGGAATAAGTAAATGGCAATCTATTTAGATAATCTAGTTGGCCTAAAAATTGCCACCGTAGATTTAAGTGCATACATTACAAGTATCACACTGACACAAACCTTTGATGAAATAGAAACTACAACTATGGGTGCAGAATCTCATCAGTTTAGTAAAGGCCTAGAAGCTAGCACACTACAAGTTGATTTCCTCAATGACTGGGCAGCTTCTAAGGTTCAGGCAACACTACAGGCGGCATATGGCACAAGCGTTACTGCTCTGATTGTGCCAGTACGTGCAGCCTCAGCTACACCTATTAGTGCGACAAATCCTTTATATACGGTTTCAATTTTAATAAATAATTTGACACCTGTAGGTAGCGGTGGTCCACAAGATTTTGCTACTTCTAGCATGACCTTTACCTGTACCTCAACAGTTGCATACGCAACTAGCGGCTCATTTAACTAGGGGTTAGAAGATGGCGCGGCTAAAGATTGTAAGGGCAAGCGGCGAGGTAATCGTTTCAATAACTCCTGTAGTGGAGTATGCGTTTGAAAAGTATGCAGGTCAAGGCATACAAAAGCAGATACGCGAACATGAACGTCAGAGCGATATTTATTGGCTGGCACACAACGCGCTAATGCGTACTGAGGTTATACCGCCCTTTGGTGATGATTTCCTTGCAACGCTAATAGCAGTTGAGGTGTTAGATGATGAAGACCCAAAAGCATAGAACGGGGCAGCTTTACTTACCTGGTTGCTCAGTTAGCCGTTGAGCTAAAGATTAGCCCCGATCAGGTGCTAGCGATGGATGAACGTATGTTTAAGGCAGTACTACAAGTGTTAGGCGATAGAGCTAAGGAGCAACGAAATGCCATACGTAGAAATAAGAGGTAATTCTGATCTACGTAAAGCACTACGCCGCTTTACTCCTGACTTAGATAAAATTCTAAAAGCAGAATTACGTAAAGCACTTAGCCCAGTTGTAACTAAGGCTAAAGGATTTGTGCCTAATAATGATGAAATCATGCGAGGTTGGCAGCCACGTAGTTTTAGTGAGGCCAAGTTTCCGTTTTATGAATCAACCACAATAAAAGCTGGTATAGGTTTTACAACAGGCGTAAGTAAAATAAATAAAAACGGTTTTAATTCGATGGCCCGTATATTTAATAAATCAGCAGCTGGAGCTATTTATGAAATTGCAGGGCGCGTTGGCCCACAACCGTGGGTAGGGCCTCAAGTAGGTGGCTCAAATAAAGGCGTAAGCCGTGCTAACTGGAAAGGTGCAGGCGAGCAATTTATTAGCAATTTAGATCCGCTGACTTCAAGCGTAAAGGGTCGTGGCCGTTTGATATTTAAGGCCTGGGCTCAGAGTCGCGGAGTAGCCGAGGGCGCTGCACTTAAAGCAATAGATAAAGCTACAACACAATTTAACGCTCGCACAGCAGCAGGCGCTCTAACTAGGGCTGCATAATGGCCATACCAGATATTCTAATTGGCTCTAAGTTAGATGCTAAAGGATTTAAGCAAGCTGAAACAGAGCTAAGCAAACTTACACGGGGAGTAAAAAATTTAGCAGGGGCATTTGGTATTGCCTTTGGTACACGTGCTTTAATGAATTACAGTAAGCAAGCCGTAAATGCTTTCGCCGCTGATGAAAAGGCCGCTAAAGCTTTAGCCCTACAACTAAAGAATACAGGCAACGCCTTTGCAGCGGTTGAAGTAGAAAAATTTATAGCTGATCTACAAAAAACTACAGGTGTGCTAGATGACTTTTTACGACCTGCTTTCCAAACTTTAATTACGGCTACTGGAGATGTGGCATTATCCCAAGAAGCTCTAGCACTTGCTTTAAATATCAGTGCTAGTACAGGTAAAGATTTAAGTGCGGTTTCTATTGCCCTTGCAAAGGGTTTTACAGGGCAAACAACAGCTCTTAGCCGTCTGGGTGCAGGCCTTGACAAGGCAACACTGGCTAGCGGTGACATGAATAAAATTACCGAGATATTGCAAAAGAAATTTAAAGGTCAGGCATTAGAGGCTACTAAAGGATATGCAGGCCAAATGGCATTATTAGCCGTTGCAGCAGCTGATGCTAAAGAGGTTATAGGCAAAAGTCTTTTAGATTCTATTTCCAAACTTAGCGGCAATAATGGACTAGGTAACGCTACCGATGCCATGACAAAATTTGGAGATGCAACAGCTTATGTAATTGATCAGGTAGCTAGAGTCGTATCAATAATTCCAAAAGCTACTGCTGGCCTTACTAAATTCTATGAAGAAACCTTAAAAATAATGGATAACCCAGTTACAAATGCTTTGGCATTTTTACTTGTAACTGCTGCAGGTGGTAACTTCAACCCAACAGGGCCTACTAATTCACAAAAATCTGCACAAAAAGGTTACGGAAGCTCTAACACTGTAGAAAATTTCTTAGCTATGGGTGGAGTTATAAAGAAAAACACTACGGCTTTCAAAGCTAATACAGCATCAGTAAAGGCCAAGACTGAGCTAGATAAACTTTCCTCTAAATTTGATTTAGATCGCATAGGCCTTTACGCAGCTTTAGCAAGTGCTACAACTGAGGAAGAAAAAGCGCGCATCCGTGCCAAGGTAGCCATACTTGAACAAAACGAAGCGGCTGCTAAAGCGCTGAATATGCTCAGTGACGCAGCGTTTGGTGCTGCCACAAGTGTCTCAACAATGACAGCATCTCAATTAGCTTTTAGTAATTCGATGGGTGCATATCTTGGCAGCTTACTTGGTAGTGGACGATCAACCCTAGACCCTGGCGCAGGCTACGCCGTGCCACAAATGCCTAGCACTAACATACCTGCTGCTATGTCAGGCGGTAGTGCTGAGGTATTTAACTCAATTAGCGGTACATATATGCCTCAGGGTATGGCACAACAATTTGTAGCTAATGTATCGGTGAGTGCGGGAACAATTACTAATGAGCAGGGCGTGGTTGATGTAGTGCAGCAAGCCCTACAGGAAATCAACGCCCGTGGCTGGTCACAATACAAGACTGGTGGGCTGGTTGCATTATGACAATTCCAGTGATAAATGCATTTATCAACTTTAGTACAGGCCCTAGCTTTGCTCAGGCTTTTATCATTGGCCAAGGCATATTAGGCACAAATGTATTAGCCGATAGTGCAGGCATTATTGTAGATGTGTCGGATCAAGTAGATAGCATTACAACACAGCGAGGGCGCAACGCTGCTAGTGACGTATTTCAAACTGGCACACTGAGCCTGCGCATAGTAGATCAAGATGGTGACTTCAACCCACAAAATACTACAGGGCCTTATTACAACTTGCTTAGCCCTATGCGTAAGGTGCAGATAACAGCTACCTATGACGCTGTGACCTATCCAATCTTTAGCGGCTTTATTACAGGCTATAACACGGTGACACCACGTAATGCAGGTGAGTTGGCCTATACAACTATCACTGCAGTAGATGCCATGCGCCTTGCACAAAATGCACAGATTTCTACGGTAACAGGTTCAGCGGCAGGCGACCTAAGCGGCACACGGATTACACAACTTTTAGACCAAATCTCGTGGCCAAACTCTATGCGCGATATAGATGCAGGTCTTACAACTATGCAAGCAGACCCTGGCACTGCTCGTACGGCGCTAGCAGCGATGCAGACCGTAACTACGAGTGAGTACGGCGCGCTTTATGTCAATGCCTCAGGCTCATTTGTATTTCAAGATCGTACGGTTACCGTTGGCTCAATAGGCAATACTCCCACAGTATTTAATGATGATGGCACAGATATTTCCTATAGCAACGCGGTATGGAAACTAGACGATACTCTTATATTTAATTCAGCTAGCATTACAGCTACAGGCCTAGCCGCGCAAACTGCTAGCAACGCGGCCAGTATTGCTAAGTACTTCATACACAGCTATAACCAACAGAATCTGCTCATGCAAACTACAGCCGTGGCCCTAGATTATGCCCGTGCCCTGGTGGCTAGTCGTCAGGAAACAACAATACGTTGCGACATGTTAGAGCTAGACCTATACACAAATAACTACGACTTAGGCATCAAGGCAGCACTTGGCTTAGATTTCTTTGACAATGTAACTATTACAACTAATCAACCAGGGGCATCAACACTTGTAAAGACCTTACAAATCTTTGGCGTGTCTATGAATATCAGACCTGGTAATTGGCGCGTCGCTTTTACTACATTAGAGCCTATTATTGATGGTTTTGTAATTGGTTATTCACAGCTTGATACAGGCGTATTGAGTTACTAGGAAAGGAAAAAACAAATGGCAACAGGATTACCATCAGTAACAGGCGATGTGCTAACTAGCCCTATGTTTAACGGGCTTGTAGCATTTACCGTTAATACTGCAGCAACGGCTGACTACACGGCAGTACTAGCCGATAGTTATCAGGTTATACAACAAATGAATACAGCAACAGCTATAGCCTTTAAGATTCCTACTAACGCCTCAGTGGCTATACCTGTGGGATCAGTAATTACCGTGCTCAATATCGGTGTAGGTACTTGCACAATAAGCGCGGTAACACCTGGCACAACTACTGTGCTTAGCGCAGGCGCAACAGCAGCAAGCCCTACCCTTGGACAATATAAATCGGCTGCATGTATCAAAACTGCAACTGATGGCTGGTATGTCGTAGGGGCTATCGCATAATGATTGGCACAATAGTTGCAGCAAATAACGCACCTACAACTCCACCTGCACCAGTAGTAACAGGTGGCACACTTTATACAGGCGGTGGATTTAACTATCGCGTATTTACAGCAGATGGCACATTAGGAGTGAGCACTGCCGCACTCACTGCTGATGTATTAGTAGTAGCAGGTGGGGCTGGTGGTGGTGCTGGCGTTGGCGGCGGAGGTGGCGCTGGTGCGTTTAGAACTTTTAGCACTCAATCATTCCCAATTGCAAGTTACGCAGTCGTTGTCGGCGGTGGCGGTGCCGCTCAAACAGGAACAAACGCAAGAGGCAATGACGGCAGCAGTTCATCTGTAAATAGTTTAAGTTCAGTCGGTGGCGGCGGAGGTGCTGCTTATGGCACTAATAATGGCAAAACTGGAGGTTCAGGCGGAGGTGCTGCTAGTGATGGAAATAACGGCACAGGCGGCGCAGGTCAAACTGGTGGTAACAATGGCGGAAACTGCACGGCTGCTGGCAATCCACAACTAGGTGCAGGCGGCGGTGGTGGTGCAGGTGCGGTTGGCGGTACTGGTGCGGCAAATGCTGGCGCTGCTGGTGGTGTTGGTTCATCAAGTGCTATTAGCGGTGGATCTACAACTGGCGCAGGTGAACTATCGGGTGGAGTTTATTATTTTGCAGGCGGTGGTGGTGGAAGCGGTGGTACAACTGCTGGCGCAGGTGGATTAGGCGGCGGCGGTGCAGGCGGTGTCAATAGCGTTGGCAGAGTATCTGGCACAGTCAATACAGGCGGCGGTGGTGGTGGATCGGGTAACACATTAGGAACAGCAGGAGGTTCAGGAATCGTTATCATTAGGTGGGCAGTATGAGTCACTGGGCAGAATTAGATTCTAATAATAAAGTTATCCGCGTCAATGTAGGTGATAATAATGAAGCTGATGAAGGCTATCAATGGCTTATAGATAATCTTGGCGGTACTTGGGTTAAGACTTCTTACAATGGCAATATCCGCAAGAATTATGCAGGTATTGGATTTACTTATGATGCAATGCGCGATGCGTTTATTGCACCTAAACCAACATGTCACCCTGATCTAATAACTTTAGATGAGGATACATGTCGCTGGGTTTGCACAGGAAACCATGAGCCAAGTTAGTTTTAATGGCTGGCCTGCATCAAAGGATCGCGCAGAAATTGGCATTAAGTCTTATGCAGTGCCAGGCACTACGCTTTACATAGCGTGTGCAGAAAAGGTAGCGCCATTACTCGTAAATTTTGCTGCAGACTTTCACAGACTTATAGAAGACATAGATAATGGCACACTTGACGATTGGGGCTATTGCTATCGCATGATAAGAGGCAGCACTGACAAGCTCAGTAACCATTCATCAGGTACGGCACTAGATTTAAATGCTACTAAGCATCCATTAGGTAAGGCTGGCACTTTCCCAGAAGGCAAAGTACCTATGCTTCAAGGCCTATGCCGTAAGTACGGCCTCAAATGGGGCGGCGATTACCTCAACCGTAAAGACGAAATGCACTTCGAAATAGCTTTAGATGCAGCCAAGGTGGCAGCTCTAATTACCAAACTAGGGCTAGATGGAGTACAAAAATGAAGCAACAACTAATAGCAGCGCTGGCCTCATACGCACGTGCTGGCCTTGCATGCTTAGGCGCTTTATGGATGTCAGGTATTACTGATCCAAAGGTATTAGCTAATGCATTTATTGCTGCAGCACTGGGCCCTATTTTAAAGGGAATTGACCCTAAGGAAACTAGCTATGGGGTAGGCGCTAAATAATGACAATGGCCCAGTCGTGGATAGTTATAGCTGTGGGCCTTTGCTCACTGCTAGGTATTGCGGCTGGGCTAGTGCGCCACCTAGTCA